AAAATTTAATTGGAAGATAATTTCCGGCATCAACATAAAAAGTTAAGTCAATTCTATCATCAAACATTCTGCGATGAACATGTCTCTCAGTAACTCCAGTCCTATCATTATTAACTTCAAAGGTTGCAAGACTTGATCCAGGAAGAACTGCCTCAGAACACAGAAGATTTATAGTGTCTTGATCCTTTGTTGGCCAAGAAACTCCATTCTCCTGCAATTTTTGTTTGAATGAATCTGAATTTGCACCTTGACTAGGTACTGGAATCTCAACATAAAAATGTGAGGTAAGTGAAGGTCTTAATAATGATGACTTAATATCATCAACTGACTTTATGCTAGGCATTTATAAATAATTTTATAACCTTATATATTATGTATGGGAGAAAGTATTAAAAGTAAATATAAACCATCATTCCCAAAGAAATATAAAGGCAATGCTAACAATATCATATGCCGTAGTAGTTGGGAACGTAGGTTTTGTCATTACT